GGAAGGCAAGTTGGTGGGCGCTGGTTCTGTGCCGGTGCCTGCTGACAGATCGGTGGGTGCCGGAATGGCGCCTACGTCAGAGATGCCGGGAGCCGGCCTCGGTGCCGCCGTTGGTGCGGCGCCGCCGCCCTTGGCCAGCCTATCCTTGACCATTCGCCAGAACGGATCATTGTCCTGTTGCTCCTGGAGCAGTGCGGCCTTGCGGTTTTCAAGGTCAATCGCATTCTGGCCAGACAGTTTGTATTGCTCTTTGATCTGCGCAAGCTGATTCTCGTTGCTCCACTTGGTCTCATACTGCTTGCCGATCATCTGCATGCCGAAGGCGGTATCCGCCATCATGGCTGCTGCCAATTCCGGGTCACGCTCAGCGATCTTGGCAGCAGCCCTCGCCACCATGCGGTCAGCCTTGGATTGGGCACGGCGCTTGGCGCTGCGATCATCGAGGGAGGCGAGGCTTCCGGCGATGTCTGGCATCGCCCGGCCAGTGCCGACGCTGGCGAGGATCTGGGCCAGGACACCAAGGCGACCGGCAAAGTCAGAGCCCTGACCCTCATTGGTGCCAGCAACCATGTCGAACAGACCACGCGGCTGTGACGGCTGATAGGCATAGGGGTCGGGTCCTCCCCCTGCTGGGTCAATTCCCGGTAGCCATGTTGCGGTTGGCATCTATTCCCCCATCACCCAATTGGCATTCCGCCCAATGTGGCCAAGGCACCGACCCCGGCCGCGCCGTATTCCAATGCACCCGGCTGATGCTGCGATGTCGTGGAGCCGACCGTGGTCCCGGCATTGCCGAGACCGGAGCTGATGCCCAGCATCGACTGCAGGTAGGACTGCGGGATGCCGAGCATCTGCGCTAAGCGCGCATTGGCGGCGTCGATCTGCTGCTGCTGTTGTTGCTGGGCGGCATAGGCCGCCTGGGTCTGGGCGGCATTGGCTTGGTTAGCCATCTGGAAGCCGGCACTGGCAAGGTCACCCTGCTGACCAGTTCCGGCATTCATCAGGTTGGCGCCAAGCGCCCCGCCCTGACCGAACAACCCGGCCAGGCCTGCGGCACCGCCGGAATAGAGTTGGCCCCGCATGCCTTGGTTGGTGGTATCAGCAGCCAGACGGTTGCCGATGTCGTACTGGCCCATCTGCTGGGCGTTCAGGAAGTTCTTCTGGTAGAGATCGGCAGCAAGGTTGCCCTTGAGCCTGCCGAACTCGCCACCCAATACACCCTTTTGCAAGTACATCCGGTCGCCACCGAAAGCGTTCTGGTTCTGCGCGGCCGCATCGATGCCCTGCTGCTGGATGCCCTGCTGGTGTTCCAGTTCCTGCATCGAGCGGTCGATGACCTGCTGGGTGTAGGGATTCATGTAGGGCGATAGGTCAGTAGTGCTGAGCTGTCCGGCCGTGACATCAGACGGTGTCATGCCCGCCATGTCTCCGTAGATATCGCCGGCCTGCTGGCCATAGCCGGTATAGCCCTGCAACAATTCATTGCCGGTGGTAGCCATCGTGTTGGCGTTGTTGACGGCGCCTGTGTAGGCGCCCTGCACCTGACCGGGCAGAGTGTTGGGATCAGCCTGCTGCGGGGTGGTGGGCAGCGTGGACGGAGCCAAGGCCGGGCTGGTGCCAGCCGTATAGGATGGTGGTGTCGGAGCCGCTGGCGTTGTCGGAGTTGTCGTGGATGTCGTCGTCTGCCCAGTGCCCTTGGGGCCAAAGACGCTGTAGTTGCTGCCGCCTGATTGTCCCGGTGCGCCCATCATCTCTCTCCTAGGTGTAGCTGCCGCCGCCATAGGTGGTCGGCGTAGTATTACTGGCATTGGCGTCAGCAAGGGCGGTGCCGATGCCCTTCTTCTTGTTCTTCTTCAGAACCTTCTTCTGGTTCAGGTACGGATCGTACTTGAGCGGCGTGTAGGGCGAGCCCTCGGTGATGAGGCCAGGCCCGGTCCAGCGCGCCATCATCGCCTGGATGTCCGGCGGCAGGGCCGCCATCGCATTGTTCAATTGCTGGCCATAGTCAGAGACCGCCCCGAAGGTGCCTTGGGTCGGAGCCGGCATGCCTTGCGTGACATCGGTAGGCGCCCGCCCCATCCAGCCAGCCCAGGTGTTCGCCGTATCGTTGAGAGCTTGCCGATAGGCCGGGCTGTCGGCCTGCTCGTTGATCCACGGCATGTTCTTCATGACGCCGGCGACGCCGGACGCCGTGTCGGCCGCCTCGCGCATGGCCGCTATCGCTTCGGGCGATTGCACCGTAGTCTGAGCTGACTTGGTCTTGTCTTTCGAGCCTCCGCCTCCGCCCATCAGAGTATCCTTTCCATGTAAGTCATCGTCTGTTTCCAGCCCATGTCAGGCAAACGGCGCAAGAATCCACGCCTTCCCAACATACTCATCTTCTTCACACCAAGGAGCCTGAAGAAGTCGGTCGTAATACTTTGAAGCTTTCGGAAGCCTTTCATTGTCCCACCGGCCACCAGGACATGGGCCACCTTGCCATTGGTATAGTTGTTAATTTCCACGATGGCGAAGGCTTCGTCATTGTCGAAGAAGAACTTGCGGCCCGACATGACCTCATCGGCAATGTCATCGAAGTCCTGCATTCCGAACTGCAACAATGCCCGCTCGATCTCAGGACGCCAGCCCGTAAGTCTGTTCCTGATTTGTTGTTCTGGGAAATGCGCAGGCGCGTTCATCTACATGTCCAACATGCGCCGGGCGTTGCGACGCTTGACCCAGCTCAACAAGCTCTTGGCTGAGCCACCCGGATTCCAGTTTCCGAACCCAACATGCTCAGTATCTTCTACTTGGGGGGGTGGAGGTGTCTTGGTGATCGTGGACCCAACCCCACTCGGGTCGATCCTACTGTCAGAAGTAGTGAAACTCTCGTCTTGATCATACTTGCGCCTGCGATTGACCTCAAACGGCTGCTGACCCAGTCGCCGCTTGGCGTAGTCGGCAACCGTCGGGCGCTTGACCTTCTGGTCCCGCAGCTCAGCCTCCAGCGCGCCCTGCCGTAGGTTGCCGGGATAGTTGTCTGCCGGGTTGGTGAAGCCATAGTTTTGCGGGACTATGTTTGGTGACTCAGGTAGTCCGCCGAAGTCTTCCTTCGATCCCGTCGCCGGGCTGACGAAGCCGGTATCCTGTGGAACTATTCTCGGCTCCCGAGCCGGACTGACGAAGCCGGTATTCTGTGGCTTCAGGCGGCCAACATTGAGGTTGGTCGTGGTCATTGTGGTGCCAGCCTCTGGCGGAGACTTGCCGGGGTTGCTTTCGACCTTGACCCGTGACGGGATCACCTTCTTTTTCTTGACGACAACTGTCGGAGCCTTTTTCGTCACGCGTGGCTTCTGGATTGCTTTCAGCACCGCTGCATCAGACGCTGCCCGGCGCCGCTCGTCATAGTGACCACCGCCACCTTCACCCTTAGCCATTGCGGTTCTCCTTCATAGCTTGACCATCAGGACGCCTGTGGCCGTCCGGTAGAATTTTCCCTGTGTGAGCCCTCCCACACCGGCCGCCGTGTCATCGGCATATTCGGGCAGGTTGCCGAAAGCCCAGATGTCAGTAATGGCCTGGGCGGCGGTTGCCGCGTTATAAACAGAGGCCTCCACCTGCATCAGGTTGCGCCGCGCCCAGTCGCGGAAGATCTGCTCCTCACGGCGTTCATATGTCTCACGGGCCAGCGGAACGACAGTGGTCATCGCATGCCTCCAGGCTTCATCCGCATCCTGAGCTTGCCGAGCTTCCAGACCACGTCCTTGTTCTGATTAACTCTGACAATCGCCTGCCTAGCCCTCATCCTTACCGTCGTGTAGCCCTTGGGATTGGCAAGGCGGACAGGCCCGACAATGCGCTCCGGGGCACCGGGTGCCTGCTGGAGCTTGAAAGTCAGGGTGAAGGCGTCAGGATCACCAACCGAGAAGCCTGGCCCTTCGAGGCCTGCGTCCTGGTAGATGCGGTCGATCCGCATGACACGCCCGCCGTCTGGATCGTCCTCGGTCGATAGTTCCAGGGCGCCTGTCTCAGCATAGATTTCGTCATTACGGCTGACGCCGTCAGCGAGCGAGCCGGATTCCTGTTCGTAAAGTATCAGATCATTGCAGGCAATCGGCCGCACCTGCCACACTGGATTGGTCCAGGCCGTGCGCTCCATCTGGCCCTGTGTCCAGTATGTGTCTTGGGAATAGGACATCGCCACATAGCGATCAGGCGTTGCGCTTTCCCGGTTCGGATAAAATATCCACAATTCCTGGGCAAATTCATTAATGCCCATGTGAATTGTGTGCGACTGGGCCGCCTGAAGATTTGAATTGTAGAATAATTCCGTGTGCAGAGTACACGGCACCTTGTCGATGGCGCCACCCGAATAAGAAAACAGATTGGCATGATCCATCCAAACAGCATCACCTCTAACGGAAGCAATGGAGTTGAGGCCAATGATGCCGCCTTCATCAGCAATCTTCCGGCGACCGTAATAATTGGGCGGTCCTACATACTCAATGAGATGCACGTCAGTGTCGGTCAGGACGAGAATACCGGACTGGACCTTGCACGCCGATACAATCGCGCCATTAGATTTGAGATCGAAGCCACCAGCAGAGTTGTCCTCCGCCGCTACCCAAGTATTAATATCTCTGCGTGAACACCACTGGACGCGACGAGGATTGTGCTTGCCACCCATCACCATTAGGTGTTCTTCCTCGGTGGCTATGACCAGAGTATTGTCAATAGGAGCACCAGTAACAGCAGCACTGACAGTAGCAGGAGTAACAGGGTCCCACGATACCAGCCGTCCATCTTGCGAATGAACTCCAACCAGGAGTTTGCCAAAATTGTCCAACGACCAAAGAGCTGTCTGATCGAAGACCACACCCGAACCGCTGCCATCTATACCAAAAGGCCCAGTGCCAAAACCACGGCGGCCAAAGCCGACCACACCACCAGGGTTCCATGCGAGAGAGGCGGGGGTAATGTCATACTGCGTAAACACGCCATCGATGTAGGAGACACCGATGAGCTTGCCCTCGGAACCAGCCGCCAGCCACGGGGCTTTCAGGTCATCGCGCCAAGTGAACAGCTTGCGAACCGGCGTCGCAGAGATGCCTGAGAAATCCAGCAGACGCTTCCAACCACCAACCGGGATCATGACGTTGTTAACCCAGCGGATCTGATTTGCCGAGTACCACTTCTTGCCAGCCGCATACTGGGTCGAGTCCTGAAAGACTCCCGGCGGCAGCTCAAGGATTGAGACGTTCTGACCGCTCATCAGGTTCCCTTCACAGCAAGAGTAAAGCCGTACCAATTATTAGCGCCAGACAAAGTAAAGGCACCCGGGTTTTCAGAAGCAGAACTAAGAGATGTCTTGGCCGCAACAGCCGCCGCTCCTGTAGTAGCAACATTGGAGGATTGATATAGGGTGTAGCCAGAAGGATATGCCGAGACAGAAAGATTATCGTCAGACCCAACCACAGCAACAAACAGATTGTTGGCATCTGGCCAAGAAGCGTTGATAAACGGTGGGTCTGGGGTTGAATTATTACCAGATGCAACCGTGGATATTTCAGGGTTTTTAGACCTGTCAGCCCCAGTTATACGCAACACCGTACAAAACAGGGTTGGAGACCCTGTGGAGCCTATTGTTACAGAGCTTCCATCCTCAGTACCTGCTGCCCACTTATAATAGATAGCATAGGGGGTGGCAGAGTCGAGCAAGGTCCAGCCAGAAAGAGAGGCGCTAGGCCCGCCTGTACCAGCACAGCGATGTACAAATAGAATTAATAGATCGTCAACGTTGACAGTCGCAGGCATGGTTGTTGTAAAAGGCGAGCTTACGTCCTCGTTAAAAAGACTATTAGCGATGACTGGAAAGCCACCACTTACAGCTCCACTCTTAAACATGCCAAGCGTTGCGTACATCAGGTCTTAAGGTCTCCCACCAACACGCATTCCGACCCAGAGATGAACCACAGCGTTCCACCAGCATACTGGCCATTCAGTTTCAGCTTGCTGCCACTCGATCTGATGGTGGCCGAGCCACTGAAAACCACATCTCCTGAGCCAAGGTTTATGAAATCCACTCTGGAGTTAGCAGGCATAACCGAAGCGTTGACTGTCACAGTCGCTGCTGCGTTGAAGGTGATCATGGTGCCAGCATCGCCAGCAACAAGAGTATAGCTACCAGACTTGGCCTGCCCCACCTCTGTCTTGACTGCCGCATCCAAAGCAGTCTGGAGACCAGTCACATCGGCAATGACGTGGCTATGGATTGGCACGCTGCCAGTGATACCCAACATGGTCTGGACCTGGGCAACTGTCAGATCGAGCGGCGGCCCGCCGGCATTGGTGCCCTTGAGCGTGTTGATCGCCATCACGGTCAACTTGGCATTGGTAATCGAGTTGTCGGTGAGCTGGGCGGCCGTTGCCGTGCCCGTGATTTCCGTGAATGGATGGGTGTGAGCCAGCGGTGCCTTGGTGCCTGCCAGTGTCGATGCTGCTGCAGCGGCGTCGGCATTGAGCTTCATGCGCGCATCGATGATGTCCATGTTGGAGTTGACATCATCTCCCCACGCATCGACCTCGGTGTTAACCCCGATCTTCTGAAGTGCGTAGTTGGTAGTCGATGTGAAGCTCATTTCTTTACTTCCTTGTCAGGCAGTTTCGGCGGGGGAGGAACGTATGGGGCGGAAAGTCTCCCCCCCGCGAAGGCAATCGCACTGGTGAAAGACATCGTTATTAGCTCCTTCACGAACTCCTGCATCGGCCCACACACGGGCACAAGCCCGCCAGAAAGAAGCAGGAATGCGCAACTGAAAATTGACACAATAACAACAACCATCATCGTGCAGATGACAACTGCCACCAGATAGAAGGCCGCGCGTACTGTATCGAACTCCGCCATCCATCTTAACGCCTGACACGCTCCATGATGATGATGTCACCACCCATCTGAACCAGCCGCCAGCCCAAGGCACCAAGCTCGTTGAGCTGCGCTTCGAAGTCATCGACGTTGGTGCGTTTGACTATGTAATCGTACTGCTTTCGTTTAGGTGTCGGCCACGCTGGCGGATGCTCTCCTTCTTCTGGCGGGACGCCACCTTCCGGGACTTCTGGCTCCACAGGTTCCGGTTCCCCGTAATTCGCTGCCCGTAGAGCCTGTTCAAAACTCTCGGCATAGCCCGCAAGGAGGTCCGCTTTGTCGGTGCCATTAACAACACGTCGAGCATTGTAATAGTCGGTGACCGTTTCATTCACGTAGTCTCCGAGCTTTTTACCGGTAAACCATCCTTCACCCATTCCTCGAAATATAATGTTGGAGGCCACGACCGGATCGAGAGCAAGGTCGAAGTCGGACAATAGTGCTCCATTGAGTGAGCATTCCGCATCGGCCTTCTCATAATTGTAATCCCATGTAAGCTGTACATATCCACGCCCGTACGCAACCTGACCGCCGTACTCTTCACAAGGCTCACCATATTCATGGCCTTCACCTTTTCCATATTCCGCAATAGGCATCATCGTCGCGGCTGTCTCGTGCCACGATGTCGAGAGAACATACGCGAGTTGGTTCATCGGTAGCGAGTACTCTTCCGCCGCATCAAGCAATGCCTCTGTGCCGTCCACCTGCTCCTGTGACAAAGGGCCGAACTCGTCACGCATCACGTCGAAGAATGCTGTCCGATTCATGACGAGGTCACCGTTTCCCAGCTCGTACCGTTGCTGAATTTTAGCTTGTTGATCGTACTGTCATAGACGATAGCGCCAGCGCCCGCAGCAGCAGCCGTGGGTAGGGATACTGTCGGTATGTTGCCAAGCGTCATGATGCCATACTTGGTCATCTTGCCGACGACCGTAGTGATGCCACCGTCGATATGCGTAAGCTTCCAGAACAAGCCGACACCACCAGTGGTCCCGTCGCCATAGATCTCGCTACTGATGGTAGGGCCCCAGGCAGTGGGCTTGGCATCGGTCAGTGGCCTGCCGCTATGGATTGTGTAGCTTCTGAAGTCTATCGACATCACCAACTCCCCCCGCCTGCGGGCGCATATGTAACGGTATTTCCTGACGATGGCGGATCACTGACGCCTGTACCGCAGTCCTCTGGGCGCCTTATCGAGGTAGCGGTGCAATCCTGAATAGTGCCGTGCGTGACATTAATATTAGCAGAGCCATTACCGCTTGGAATGTCATATTGAGTTTCCCCCAAGCAGGTGAAATCATACACGAAGCAACCCATCCCATCAGAGTTGATCCCTACCGGTCCATGCGTGGCCCCATCATAGGGGAGCGTGAATGGCGGGGCAGTGTAACTGCCTCCCTGTATCGTGACATGATCATTATCGGCATTGACAATGATGCCCATCATGACATCGACACCACCCACCGACCCAAAACCCTCCTGAACTATTGTCGTGTTCCTGATAAGAGTGGGGAGCGAGACCGGCCGATGTATGTTGGTGTTGATGTTAATGATCGGTCCATGAGGTGCTTGCCGAGCGAGTCGCTTTCCCGCTTGCATAGTGAGGGTGCAGTCGAGAATTTTGCACTCTGCCGAGTTAAGGGCCAGATAACCGTTTACTGCATTGCACCTAAGAAACATCGACCCGCGAGAGCCGAAGAATTCTAGAGCCTCTTTATAATAAGTACTCTCAACCTGACAATCCACACAACCGCCGCCAGCCGAGTCGGAATTGCCCAAGTCCCAGCCTATATAAAGCTGGGTGGGTTCTGACAGTACGGTCTTGCAGTTGTACATCCATACCGAGAAGCCAAAAGACGACCAGACAGGATGGTCACAGCAATCAGTGCCTTTGACATTGATCATCTGACTGTCGTAGTTACGATCCAGCAAGTTGCCAATCAAAAAGCCGGTCCAATACCCGTAAGTCCAGGATGGCATGATAGTGCCATTGAGCCCGAAGTTGCTCTGGAGATGGTAATCCCTGAGAGTGAAATTGGTTTGACCACTGACCTCTATAAGGGCAGACCCAGTTGAGATTTGAACCCCATCCGGCAGCAATAGCGTCGTTGACTCACGGCCAGCACCCTTGAATGTCCAGCCGTGCTGCCCCCCGGCATAGGACCCTACAAAACTAATGCAGTTAGAAATGGCAAACGTCCCGGCAGGCATGGTCAGAACCATGAACTGTCCGCCCAGGTCGATGGCGTCTTGGATGGTCTGTGTGTTGTCGAGATAGACATTGGCTGCCGTAGCAGCTTCAAATGACGGACTGTCAAGCGTCAGCACGCTGCCTACGATGTTGGTGATGGTGGCGACCAGAGCCTTTGGCCAGACACTGTTATGGTAAAAGGCAGTATCGGGGAACTGCGCCCACACGGGCTCGCCATACCACTGCCAGCCCCAGACCTCTGTCGTGTCCCGCAGCCAGCAATTCGTATTGGGAGGCTGCGTGGTATCAGCCAACATCGCTGCTTCGTCAGCATAGGAAAGATCTGGCCACGTCCCACCAACACCAACTGTACCGCGCAATCCGCCACCTGCCTCACCGCCCACGGCAACGATGATCTTGTCTCCGACTAGCAGACCGGCAGCACTGGCAACCGTCAGGGAGGTAGACGCAGCAGCAATCGTGCCGGTCGTATGGATGTCCCGGAGTGCTATGTTCCGCACCGTCTCGACAAAGCTGTCGATGAGGTTGTTGCGAGTGTCCAGTCCGGTTTCCAGCATGAGGGGGTCGACCTCTCCCTCGATGAAGTACTCCCCGACAGAATCCACGAACCCTGTCCGGGCAAGGTCCAGTGGCTCAGCAACGTCAATGACACTGATCGTGAAGCTGTTTGATAAGCCACCCGTCGCAGACAACTGGACAAAGTGAGCATGGGCCGTCTCGAAATCCAAATCCCCAGCTACCAACAACTGATTGCCAGACACACTGAACATGCTGCTGGGATCGCTAGTGATCGTGAAAACCTCGGTCCCTGAGCCGCCATAAACACTCAAAGTTCCGACTACCCCACCAACTGGCAATGACTCCAGAACGGTGTTGTTAGACAGCATGATCGTAAGCGTGATCTCGGCCAAGTCATCGACAGTGACATCAACGAACATGGACTGGCCGGGGACAAGGACTGTGACGGAGCTAGTCACTGTTCACCCCGCTTTTGCCAACGAGATCTCCCCACAGGATGGTCATCTGCGATGCGTCAGGGGCCTCGACCTCCAATTCATATTTCATGTTTTCGTCATGCGGTATTTGCCGGGTCTCAGTCGGCGTCAGCAATAAGCCAATGGTGCCATTGGCCGGTGTCGTCACTGACAAGGAGCCGTCTGCCGTGGACTTCTCCAGCACCGTGTCGCCATAAACACCACGCCAGCGCACGACATAGCCTACCAGACTGACAGGTGCGCCAGCCGATGTCTTGCACTGGTACTGACGGAACAACGTGTTGCCGCGCACCGCCACGTCGCGGTAGTAACCGGGGCCTCCTAATGGAACAGTGACTATCACACTCATTTCACTATCCTGCCGAAGTCAGTGTTTGCAGTTCAGCATTAGTCATACGGCGAGGCACATACAGGCTCTCCATGATCCAGCCATTGAAGTGATTTACATCGAACGGCCCATAGCCGAACTGAAAACGGTCAACAGTCGGCAGTGACGCGGCCCCAGCCTCGTCATCGGGATCAGGAGTGGCACCGTCGAAAGCAGCATTGTTATTGGTTGGCGACCAAGCCGAAGCCAGCTTATGTGGCGTAGATCGCGGGGCGCTACCTCCAAAAGTCCTGACCATCAATGTTCCAGCTTCCCAAATCTCGAACATACTTTGCTGGCCTGTACCGCCATAGTTAGCGGCGCCCAAATTGGACTGGGTTACGAGATCAGCGCCCAGGAATATCAAAACAATGCCTTGCGTATCGGCATGGCTGACAGTCCAGACATACTGCGATCCCACAGAGGTGTGAAATGGAAGTATCGAAGTCAGGATATAAGGAAGATCAGCAGCTCGTGTTACCGCTGCTGCAGTCGTTGGGATATAGGAGGTGGCACTGGAACCCAACTCACACTGCCGACCCCAAGCATAAATTCCACTGTTGACCACACCAGCATAGGCTATGACACCATTGGCATAAGCCAACTCTACCGAACAATACCAAGTACCGGCAGTCACAAGCCTTGACACAGTGCAACGGAACCAGCCATCACCAACAGCTTGGATCGTGGCAGTAACCCCGCTGACCGTTCCCACGGTTCCAGATACAAGATTGAAATAAGCGCCATAGACAGGGCCGCCAGGATCAAAGCGAACAAAAGCCCAATCCCTCCCAGCCGCCTTCAGGTAGATAGAAAACACATAAGTGGCTGCCGTAGCAGTGATAGGAACGTAGAAATTCCTTTCTTCCACAGTGGTGGCAGTTTCGTAGAACTTGCCCGCAGTCAGCAGCCCACTGGGGGCTGTCGAAGAATTTACGGTAAAAGCTAAACTGCCCTGTGTGTAGACAACCGCAAAAGTCTCAGAATAGGTAAGCTCATTAGTCCGCGTCTCTTCAACCAGATATCCAGGCACCCCGGCATTGCGTGGACTATAGTCAATGCGAAGACTATTGGCAGAAGACTGAATGATGCCCGCAGAGTCATAATACATTCCGGCACTGGCACGACAGGCCCCAAACTTAGTGATGGCAGAGCCTGCGTAGTTTAAAGCCGGTACCGTGCTGCTTCGGATTTCCATGCTGTCGTCTTTAGCCGAAATGGCAAAACCATCCGGCTCATTACCCAACAAGAGGCCCGCCCCAGTCGTAGCAACAGCAGCCTCGGTACTGATGGTGATCAGCCTGATCGGCAGCTCTACGGCCAGGGCATACATGCTAAAGCACCACGCAAGGGTTGCTGGTGGCTGACACAGAGCCTGCGCTGTTGGTGGCGGTCTCCCGGCAAGTCAGGGTGTGGTGGGCGTCGAGGATGTTGACAGTGTGGTTGGGAGTGATCGCCTGATTGATCGGAGTCCCATCACGCATCCACTGGTAGGTGATGAGATCAGGATTGCCGACCCACACGCCGGGCGTCGCTATCGACACCAGATTACCCAGCACCGCCTCGGTCATGTTGAGAACCGGATTGGCCGTGCAGACCAACAAGTCATCTGGAATGTTCTCGGAGAAATAGACCATCTCGCCAAGCCATACCCTGACCGGGGATGTCACAGTCTCGGGCTCCACCCACATGACACCCGCCGTAGCCTGCGGCTTGTAGGTCTTGAGACGGATGAATTTGTCTTCTACGTCCTCGCCAATCACCCGCAGATTGACATGGAAGCGTTCATCATATGTTGGTGGTGTGATAACGACGGGCGGAAACACCGAGTTGTCCACCTCACCCGGATCAGTCATCACCCGGCCAATATGATCGGCGTGAAAACCAGAATTATAAACAAGCAGCAAACCCTCAGGCGTGTCCTCGGCATGAGCGATGCCGTTGCTGATGGCATACTCGCGCCACGTATCCTTGGTTTCGGCGATATACATGAAGTCTCTCATGGTGTGGTCACCGTAGTTATCTCAGCGTTGGTCATGCGGCGAGGAAGATGCATCCCGTCGATTATCCAGCCACTGAGCCAGTTGGCGTTCCCATCAAGCGAACCAACATTGAGGGTGGTGACAGCAATCATCGCAGACGTGGTGGCATCGGTCACCACCGCTGCACCATTCGAACTCATCGCAAAGTCATTAACCGCGCCCGCTGCTGCAACCTTGGGCGTCGTCAAAGCGGCGGGTGCAGACAGTGCCGCCAAGGCGCCTAGCGTGTTTTGATAAACAGACGGTGTGCCGGCAGCCGAATACAACTCAAAGGCCCGAACTCCAGCTTGCGAGTAGAGATGCACATCCCCGACGTTGGTGCGACGGCTATACTTCGCATAGAGCGTCACCGTTGCCGTCTGCCAGTTAAAGGCCGTGGTCGCTATGAGCGGCTTGTCCGCCGCCCGCGTTACCGCCGCTGAAGTCGTCGGAATTGGGGAAGTAGCAAAGACGCCATCCTCAACCGTCGAAAGCCAGACATAAACACCAGACGTGCCATTGCCCGTCCACGAATAGCCGAACGGATCACCACTCGTGTAGCCGCCACCAAAAACATAAAACGCCACTGACGGTGTGGTAGTACCGACAAACGTTGCCTCCACGCGATACCAACCATTAGCAAGAGCAGTAATCCTGCCACTGGCTGTAACGGCTCCCGCATTGCGGACTACGTCAACTGTGCCGCTTCCAGTCAAAAAGAATGATACAGAAGCCCCAGAAGCCAGGTTTTCACGAAATCCGACTTGCGTATAGCCACTGGGCTTTACAAACTGCGATACCGTCCAAGTACCAGCTACAGCAGCTAAGACACCACTATCTATAAGTCTGTGGGGATTGTTGAGCGTGGATGGAACGAGCAGCGTCGCCGTCGTTGTGCCGTCCGGCGCCGTCGTGGCGCCCGCTGTCCGCGTTATTTCATTAACCGACCAGACCGCATTACTGAAATCAGAACTATAAGTCCGGTAATTGGTCGCTGCTC